CTGAGTAGTGTTACCAATCATCTTGAAGTATCCGCGCTGTTGCTCGGACGACATGGTGACCTGATTCCAGATGTGCATCCAATCACCGTATTGGCGATCGATGCGCTGACCACCGATCTCGACCTCAACCTGGGAGATAAGCTGCTCACCGATGAAATCCAACCAACGAGCCCACACGCTTCTGGTGTTGGGAGTGGCGGACATTCCCTGATTGATCTCAGGGAGAGTCACCTGGAGGTATGTGCGGTAGCAAAGATCACCGTTGCGGGAGATCGTGCAAGTTACACGGCGACCGAAATCAGCCTGACCAGAGAAGGTCTGCTCAATGGACTCCATCGCGAAGTTTGTGTGGCGGCGGTATGAAACCTTCCAGAAAGTAATCTCGGGCGTGCCCGTGAGGAAAACGTCTTGTGCGCCGTAGGCGACTAGCTGCATAAGGGCTCCACCCATGCTATCGAGTTATAATATCAAGCAAGAAAAAAATTTCGGAAAAATTCCTAAATGGATTTTGGGTCCGAAAATAGGCAGTTTTACAAAAAATATGATCGTGTTTATGTAAAACCATACATCGTTTAATAATCAACAAAACATATTCAAAATTAAAAGTTATCGAGTCATCAAAATATAGGTCGAACTCTATTATGCCTAAATAACCCCGATTTCTCAGAAATTGTCATAATAGAGTTGTACGATCTCCACCATCTTCGAAGAAGGGTTATTTAGCCAATATTCTATCTGAGATTTCAAAGAATTCAAACGCGAATCCCATAACGATTTATTTGCCACAGAAACCTTTAGTATTCCCGTTTTACTAAGACTCCAACACGACTTCACTTGCAATCCATTTTTATCGATATATTTGTCTGGATTAAATCGTATGAAGACGATATTTCTATGACCAACGTCTTTTGAAAGTTCCATTAAACGTTTGTTTTCGCAAGAGCAATCGTAGTTATCGTGTTGATTTTCGTCGACTTCCACTATAATAACATGCGATCCCATATCGCATAACAAATCCGGGCGTCGACGTGAACAACCGTCTTGAACCCTTCGGTCCGCTATCCATGTGAAATTACTAAAATGTTCGGTGACAAAATCAACCACCGATTTTTCTTTGGTTTTATGATTTTTCGAAATTGGAGTATCTGGAAATAAATTCACAAGACAAAACAAACAGTATCCATTGCGATAATGACTTGAATTGCACCATTCTGATTTACATCGCCGCGTTCCGACATCTACCATTCCATCCAATTTATGAGAAACGCAAAACCTTCCTGATTTTGATCCTTCTATATTAAATAAGGGTCGCTTGTCACATCCTTCGTGTTCGCACATTTTATGTTTCATATCCACCATTCCTTCGGATTTATGTTCTAAACAATAAGCCGGAACTCTGCCGACAATATTGTAAGTAGCTTGTTTTTCACAATTTTCATAAACACATGAATAATGCTTTACATCAACCATTCCATCTAGTTTATGTTTCGCGCAAAATCGAATAGTTGTTTCATTTGGAAATCGAAACGCCGGGGCGGAATCACAACCCTCGCTCTCGCATTTCTTATGTTTTACGTCAATCATTCCTTCTAATTTATGATTTGAACAATATAACCCCTTTTTATTACCAGGCGCATTGAACTGTGCTATAGTGTCGCATCCCTCGTGTGCGCATTTTTTAGATACCACATTTACCATACCATCTATTTTATGATTACTGCAAAATTTTCCGGAATTAGACCCTACATCGTTATAAATCGGAAAATTATAACATCCAGTATGTCTACAACGTTTAACAACCATATTCACCATCCCTTCGTATCGATGATCAATACAAAATTTCCGACCCGCCTCACCTGGAAAGTTGAACCCGGCACGTTTGGAACAGTCTAAATGTTCGCATAATTTATCTTTGACGTTGACCATCCCCTCCGTTTTATGCGTCAAGCAAAACCGACCAAATTTTTCGCCCACAACGTTAAAGCAACATTGCTTTTCGCAACCCTCAGACTCGCATTTTCCCATAAATAATAAAGAGAAACTATTCTAAGTTCTTTTTCAAGAACTTAATGTATCAATTTTCTCAGCCGCAGCCGCGGCTGCAGCGAGCCTCTCCTTACGCTTCAAATAAGCTATGCGGTTGAGTTCACGTAAACGCTCGGGCTCTTCCTCTGCCATTTTCTTACGTCGGAGCTTCGATTTTTCATTCACGACCTCCTTGTTTTTCTCATAATAACTCGTTCTGAAATCAATATATCGCTGGAGCTGCTTTTTCACGGCTTCAAGCTCGGATTTAAGCGCCGCATTTTCGGCTCTAAGTTCGGCAATTTCATTAGCATTCTCCATGTCGGCTAAGACAGTAACCTGTGATATTTTTATGTGTTTTTCATAAACAAATAAAACCTAGACCCTATCCAACAAACAAGAGTCCCCGGAATTGGTCCGTATGAAATTCTCTAAATAGTTTTCTTGGAAAACCTCGCGTTTTCCCTCGTGCTTCTTGGAAAATATATAAGAGTCCGTTGATTTTTTTATGGACCAACCCCCCTCTAAAGCATTCATTATAAATACCATTTTCTGAATCTTGGATCTTTCAATATGAACCATAGGGCTATCATGGTTCACAATTATAGAAGTCGACATTGTATATAATAAAACAATATCGATTATTTGCGATTTCGACGCGTTTTCATTCCTCCCCTTCTTGGACGCTTCAACGTTCTATGAGACGACGATTCCGAATCTGTGGAACTTATTGCGGATAGATTGCTAGACACCGATCTTGAGCGTTTTGTTCTTGGAAACATTAATAAAGCATCGGCAGCGCTAAATTGCGCAGGAGTATACCTCATGGAATAAAGAATATCTTCGGGTGTGATATCCATGTTCGATTCGACTGAAGTCGCTGGTGAATGCGAACGAGAAAACACGTCCATTTTATTGTTCAATTCCGTCTCTACGAAATCGTGAATGAGCGCCGGGCGAATGGGCTCTTCCTCGGTCATTTCCAAAAACACTTGCTTTGCGGCGTTCATTTCTTTCAATCTATTTACGGCACTTACTTCCAAGAGATGAACGTTTTCGTCCTCGTTTACATCTAAACCCGTCAATGCTCCCGAATAGAATTGATAATATTCAGTTCGCCCATGTAATAAATTTTCATCGCTTAAAAAATTCGCCTCCGCGTTCATGGAGGCTGCGCGTTTAAGACAAGCCGCATGAAGTTCTTCTCCAAGACACTCGACAAAATCGACTTCGATGTCTTTCCCGAATCTTTCGCAAGTCTTTAGGACAATAAATAATAACAGCAAATAATTTTCAAACGCTCGCAATGAGTCAATTGTTTCACCCAATACGTCAGATATTATGTCGTAGATTTTTTCCAAGCCTCTCGACATTTCGCTCTTTTCGTCAATAGATTCCAAGATTGCCGATATTTTATTTAAAATCGCCGATAATAATACTGCCTTTGTTGCATAAGCGGCAGCAGTTCCGGCTTTCTTATAATTCTCAACCCGGGGTTTGTTTGGTTGATGCACCAGTCGGTCAGAACCCGTATGCGGAGGATAAGCAAATATACAAAACAAGTCTCTATAAATAGACTTATAACGCATGAGCGATGTATTCGATTTTCGGCTAACGATAAGCGAGCCATCCATAAGAGATTCGATCAATAATTTCGAAATCAGGTTCACGTCGGGTTTATTCTGCGAATTCAATAACCATGACGTCTTATCCGTCGTAGAAATGATTTCGCGAAGAATCGCGTTATTGGCGTCTTTCACGTCTCGGCGCCAGGTGCCCCAATTATAATCGCAGATGATCTTGGAAATTTTCGACGAAACCTCGGCGTAAATTTGCGCCTTTTCTATGGCTTCTGCTGGCGGCGGCTTTTTCAATTCTTCGCCCGCGGCGGCGGCTTGAGCGGCGGCAATGCGATTCGAATCGGCGGCTGTTATTAAAGTAGACAATACACTCAAATAAAACAACCCCTTTCTTTTATCGGCGCCCATTTGGCGATGTATTTCTTTACAGATGGGTTTAATATTGGCATCGTTGATTGCATCAGATCGATCGCGTATGAATTTATCCACGCCCGCCGCACCATATTTCTTCTTTAATATTCCGCTAATTACATTACAATAGGCGCGATTTTCCGAGACACCATTCTTATTCGGCATTTTCGCCTCGAAAACCCCCTTTAATATCTTCTTGGACGAAACGAAATCCAACTTGAATTTATTATCTTTCGGATCAAACGTCAAAAAGGAAATATTGGACTTGATTTGGTTACAGCATCGATGCGCCCACTTATATTCCAACATTAATGTGTCATATAAATGCTGATCTCTAGCTGTTAACGGCTCTCGACGATTCACCTTGGTCATAATATCCTTGTATTCGGATCTATATAAATTCAAAAAGAGCGCGCCTTGGAAAACGGGTAATATATGTTCGCATTCGGGCGTCTTTTTCGCGCCCGTGTCTTCGTTGAGTCTGAGACCGCATATATAACACTCCTCCGTCATGACTTTATCCCCGATGGTATTTTTGCATTGCTGAACGGCGTCGGCGCGTTCCCACCAATCGCGGGCGTTTTTATATTCGTCCCCGTCGAATTTTACGTTTGTGTCCAAGCGGTATAACCAATTAAACGCCTGTCCAGCTTTCATAGAGCATAATTCATCGAGACCTTTGATCCTATATTTTTCGTTGAGTTCTTCCGTTTTTTGTATTTCGCTCTGTCTCTGAACTTCGGTGGCGACGACTTTATCGAATTCTTGGACCGCGTCGCGTTTCGCGGCTAACTCGGCTTCCGGATCCGATTCCGCCTTCGCCTTGGCAGTCTTTTTTTTAGTAGGTCGGGGTTGTTCGGCTGGTTCTTTTGATAATTTAGTTTTCTTGGGCGGCATATATATTTGTTAGTTAGAAAATATATTAAACGTTGACTAAGGATAAAACGTATAAATGAATACACACAAAAAAACAATTATCAAACAGAATGCTACCATTGACGAAAAACACACTGAAATGCTAAATCAATTTCACGAAGACGAAACGAATACTATACCTTTATTGACACAAGAAATCGAAACATTGAAAGCTCGACTTGATGGATTATCCGAGTCCCAGATTGACCAAAAAATGGAAATCAAAGATAAAATCCGGAGCAATAAATCCAAGATTCGCGAGCTAACGAACCAGAAAAAGCGGTATTTGCTGGATAACTCGCAATTTATTTTCGGATATTTCGAAGAGAAAAAAGATATTTCGACAGGCGGAGGTAAACAAAACATCGACGTATTGCATTCGTTTTTCAAAGTTCGTTCTAATAATCCCGATCGCCAAGATCCGGATAAATATACGCAGTCGAAAAACATGTATCAGAATTATTGGAAAAACGTAAATAACGATTTTTTGAATCCCCAGGATTACGTAGTGTCGTCGGATGTTTGTCAAAGTTGTAGGCGCGGCGAATTAGTACCTCAGGATGAAGAGGGAGTGTTAATATGTAATAATCAACAATGCGGTAAATTTATACCGTATATTGTCGATAGTTCCAAGCCGAATAATAAAGAGCCGCCGAATGAGGTATCTTATACCGCGTATATTCGGTTGAACCATTTCAAAGAGATTTTATCGCAATTTCAGGCGAAAGAAACCACGCAAATTCCGGACGAAGTCATTGAGGCGATTCGTGCGCGTATCAAGAAAGAACGCATCGAGGATATGTCGCTTATTAATTACGATAAAATGCGCGAGATATTGCGAAAACTAGGGTTCAATAAATATTTCGAGCATATTCAATATATCAACTCGATGTTTGGCATTAAACCTCCAATTATGAACGAGGAGTTACACGAGACCTTATGTGTGTTGTTTATTGAGATTCAGAAACCGTGGGCTATCCATTGCCCGGCGAATCGCACAAACTTCTTTAATTATACGTATACTTTGCATCAATTATGTGTGCTCTTGGACCAAACACAATATTTGCCGTATATTCCGATGATGAAGGATCGTGAAAAACAGCTGGAGCAGGATATGATTTGGAAGAAGGTATGTGGGGAATTAGACTGGGAGTTTTTTCCTACGGTATAGTAGCATAAATATGTTTGAACTTATTGAGGAAATAAATAGCGTCTTGGTATTTTATACGTGTCCTACAAAATCAAATAATAAAGATGATTTTGTAACCATTATGGATAATACTTTGTCGAGTCATGGATCAGATGTAATGTGGAAATGGGTCATTGATACGCAAGGATTCGGCATTAAAAACGCGCGCGAAATCCCGTTGGCTTTACGTATAATAAATCTGATAAAGACCAAGTATAGTAACGGATTGACCCAGATCGAAATCGTAAATCCGACGTGGCAGGTTCATACGATGCTTTTTGTCATAAAACCATTCTTAGAAGAACGCATCATCGAAAAAATAAGGATTCGCGAGAAACCGATGGATTACGAGAATCGATTTTAAATAAGGGAACCCCTCACTTTATATAAGCAAATAAGGCTTTATAAAAAATACAGTCAAGTCAACCACAAATAAGGCTTTATAAAAATACAGTCAAGTCAAAAGGGAGGGGTTCGGGGAACCGTAGGTTCCCTGATTTTAGTCGTATTCCACCCAAGATCTTGGAAAAAACACGTCGCTTAAGAAAAAATAACTTACAAATACGATGGCGCCCTTTGTCGAGAAAGTAAATAACATGAAAGCAAAAACAATAACTAAATTATGAATAAACGAAGACGATCGACCAGACCCTAATCCCGTATTCAAATATAAAGGTATGTATTTTATTATCACCATTACGAAAGCCAAAAACATCAATAAAAATCTATACGACAATGCGTTAATTCCAGATACATAAGTTAAAACGAAATTAATAACGAAAACCGATAATACTATTTTTATAAGATTAAAATAGTTATTACCACCCTCGATATAAGTACACATATTTTTGCTTTTATTGTGTTTAACATTGGTTGTAAACGCGATGGATAAAACGGTGCGCTCCGAATTTTCGTCTTCATTCGGAGGAACTTGATGAACGGTGGTTCCGCCATTGAATAACGCCGCGTCGCCTTCTTCGAAATGCACAGAATATACCTCACCCTCCTTGTTTTTGCACTGTAATGGACTAATGTCTCCTACCTTTTTGAAACATACGATGACGTTGAATATTTCGTCCAGATTTCGAGGATCCACATGCCATAAATGCTGCGAATATTTTCCGTGATATACATAAATAGTAGCCGAATTTTCTTCCATATAGTGCAATGTTTTACCGATTTGTTTTTCGTATTTCTGTCTCACCTTTTCGGAAATCTCCGTAATTATTTCTTTTTCAGATTCACTAAATTTCTCGCAACATTGATGAGTCGTGGTGTTTTTCCTCGAAAACCAAGGCATATCATTTCTTTCGGGGACTTTAATTGACTGTAATCTTTTAATATCTTCTTCGCTCAACATTTTTTTCGACGGCTCGCAAAAAGGTTTTAGTTTACTTTGGTAGGTTAACGGATCCCTTCTTCTATACATATTGATCATTCTTCGAACGAAATTTTGACCATATAAATTCATTATTCCCGAATAATCCAAGACGAATAATAACGCGAAATAAACCAATATGGTCAAATACTCTCTTCCTTTATAAATAGATCGCGTTGAACTTGCGAGTTTGTACAACGAATTGATTACTTTCATTTAGGTGTAATTATATATATAATAACTTATAATATATCATAATGTGGGAACCAAAATGTTATACTTTAATCAATAAAATGTACGACCCTATCAAAGATATGCGGCAATCGCGCGAAAAACTGAATCTATTGAATGAAAAAATGGACGCCACATTTTCCGAAGATCAAGCCGAGGAATTCATGGAAATAACGGCGAGGCATATTAATGACGGTGGCGATCCGACCCCCGGGACGCCTTATTTCCAAGACGTTGTCGAAAGATTGACTCTGCTTCGTCATTTGAAAAGTCTATATGATGAATATCCAAGACATCATAAACGTCTTATGTCGCAAGAATCTAGGGAGTTTCGAGAACGTATGAGAATGATGGGCGAAGACGATCCCGGCAAACTCTAGATAAGAGTTTTTATTCTTGGAATTAACAAGAATAAAATCAAAAACCTATGAGTCTAGAGTCCACCGGGGAATCCGACGAGGTTGGCACCAATGCCGAAGCCGGCACCGCCACGAGCAGACGAAGCCATGGAAGGCACGAACACGTCCAACACGCTGAAAGTGGCGGCGGCAGTGAGGGCGATGATGACGACCTCCTCTACCTTAAGAGAGTGCTTAGGGATGGCGTACGCGGCAATAGCTACCATGATACCCTCTACAATGTACTTGATAGCTCTCTTGACGAGTTCACTGAAATCGAAAACGTTGCTCATATATTATACTCTACGAAAATAAATAATAAAGATGAAAATCACTTAAACATTCTCGGCGATATCTTGTATAGTAATTTCGCTAAATGTCGGGGTTTGAGAGAAAGAATTTGCCGAACGGAGACGCCAATCCTAAATATATCGATTTGTTGGACGAGGACGATGCGCTTGCTGGGCAAAAGTTCGCATGTATGTCATTTGTCTCTCCAGAAAAGATCCTAAAGAAGCGCGAGGTGTATTTGTTCGATCAATTTGTCCAACAATGGGATATGACTAAATCTATGTCCAAGTTTTCCGATTTCGTGAATTTCATTTCGTATAAATACAACCTAAAGGTAGAGTCGGTCATTGAGGACTTCAATGAATTCGTCAAGGAGGAGGAATCGAAGATCAAGGCGGACTCGGTGTTGGACGATTATAAGACGTTTTTGGATAAGCATGAGGATCGTTTGACACAGGTCTTCCAGCGCGAGAACGCGTTCCAGACCTCGACGCGCGGGCTAAAGATTCGCGGCGTCTACGGAACTCAAGAGGAGGCGGAGATTCGCTGTAAGAAGCTGCGCGAGATCGATCCCAATCACGATATTTATGTGGGTCCTGTGGGCATGTGGATTCCTTGGGATCCTGATGCTTATAAGACGGGACGCGTTGAGTTTATGGAGGAGGAACTCAATCAACTACACCAGGAGAAGGTGAAAAATGAGACGAAGGCAAAGGAGGAGTTTGACCGTCGTGTCAAGGAGACGAAGCGTAAGGCTATCGAGGAGAATATTAAGTTGGCGGAGAAGTCGGGCAATGTGTTAACGCAGACTATGGACGAGGAGGGAAATTTGATTGGCGTTCGCGACACGGTGGATTTTGATTCGCGCGAGGTAGCGAATGCGGCGGATCAACGCGCGGAATTCTTGAAGACGGCTGCGAATGCGGGCGTTAGTCTAGATCAGGAATAATTAGGGTCGATCGTAAATTGGAGTATAAGTTTTGATAAGTGGATAAACGGGGTTTGATGATATAACTCCGATTACACAAAATAGAACAACCATTGCATTGAACACTGAATAATGTGCTCGCTTTGGAACATAATCAATATCGCAGAATTTATTGTAAAAATCGAAATTCGGCGATCCGATAAAACTAGTGGTCGCGGGACAAGTATTGTTTTCGATTTGATAATGGGTTTGGATAATTAGACATTTGTTTTTGATGAATTGGTGTTCTAAAATGGCTGCAGCCGCGACGTCGCGTCTCCTACGACGCCTGGATGCACGAAAAGCTAAAATGTTCATACTATTGGTAAGTATGAAGATTACGAAAAGGATTCGACGGATCGACATTGTTTGTAAATGTCAACGGATCTTGGATTGGGATCAATTTTTACACCATTCGCGAAAATTGAAATCGGCTTATATTAATATATAACCGCCACTCTCAAAACATGGAACATATAATCACCGCATTTGAATATGCCACGTCATTAATTGGTGTGCCATATAGATGGTATGACCCGGAATTGGATTCTTTCATTGGAACGGATAAATTTTGGTGCGAAAATAGAAACGCTCCATCGCCACACGATATAATAACTGGTGATAAATCTATTGTTTGCACAGGTTTGATAAATCTTATGAGAAGAAAACTCGGTTTATGTATTCCCGGTATAAATGGAAATATCAGAGGAAAATACAAGGAGTTATATAAGGCGTTTCCGGGAGGAACGGGGGCTTGGTATCAATATTTGTTTCAGAGAAAACGTCTGGAAAAGCTGGATATGAAAAAGCGATATCCAAAGGGGACGCTACTTTTGGCGAGATTTAAAGATAGCAAAACGGATCAGGGACATCTTGCGGTTGTCTATGAAGACGCCGACGAAAGTAAAACTATAAATGACCAACTCATTATACATTCAGTTCCTGACATCTTATACACGAATAGGGATAAACACGCAAATCACGGTTCCGTGAAAACCGAACTCTATAGTATCTCAAATAACAAATTCAAATACAAAGGAAAAAAGAGTTATTATACGTATATTTGTCTTCCGGAAAATTGGTTGTTATTAGATTAATCGTCCTCGTCATCACTTTCCGACTCTCCATCGCTCGTCTCATCGTCCGAGTCGGTTTGAACGGGGTGACGAATTCGGTCAAGCTCCTCCTTGGTCATGATTCTTCCCGTGCTAAGATACGTATCCACTTTGGTGCAAATACGCTTGAGTTTATCCACTGTGATATTATTTGCTCCCGCCACAATATACGCCTCGGAAGCGCCTTCGTCGCCGCGTCGAAGCTTAGACAAATAAGTCGCCCACTTTTTTTGGATCTGGGCACAACTGCTCGGATTCATCAAAATATCATACAGAATAGCGCCCAGATATTTTCCGACTGCCCACTGGGACCTCGCCGATCGCCTATTGGCAAGTGGAAACAGTTCATCGGCTTGTAGAAATACATCAAATACATTGTCAAGGACATCGACTACGCGATTCCTATCAATCGGTGTCTGATCTTCCACATTGTCCTCTTGACGCGCAAACGACTTTGTAATGAACATGGGTCCATGGACTGCGCCGGAAACTAGGGCAATCGCGTTCTCCAAATTCCGCTTTCCGTCGTTGTCCTTGTTACGCGTATCAAAGAAGACATCGTTGATGCGAGTTCGCAACGGATAATCATCATCATTCAAGAGGGAAAGTGCCTCACGCACAAGAGGAGAATCCTCCTCAGACATGGAATAAAGCTGACCGTCAGAAACGCGAATGTTCTTATTGAGTCTGCGAAACATCTCGCGTGTTTGCTTACTGGTAAGATTTCTCATGACGACCAAAGTAATTGGATGAGATTCGACCGAACGAATTTCGGCGTCGGTCAGTTCACGGACGTCACCATTCAGAAGACGACGGAACGTTGTGATGCGATTCCCGCCTTCCATGACTTCGCGACGCTCGACACCGTTGACAATACGCGATGAACAAATAATCGGGGGAATGTAATAACCTTGCAACATACTATCCAAGAGTTTGAGTTGCATCTCCTTCGACCAAACAAACGCGCGATTACGGCGATGGATATGAATCGGTTTGGATTCATCATATCCGGGGGCGTCTCTGCGTCCGGAGAAGTCTCCGTTAAGGGCGCAAATCGTGGTCTGGATGTTCTCGGTGCGAATGATGGCTGACATTTTATTATGGATGTTTTGCTAATGATATGACGGGGGTTTGTGGGATCAATTTTTGTCTGTATTTTGTAATATTTTTTGTTCTATATTACAAAACTTTGGGTTTCAATCAGTTTGTCACTGAAACGTAACAATAATCGTCATTAAATATTGTCCCGGCTTTAATAGCTCGGCTCATCTTGGATGTTGACAAGTTTTCGGAATTCGCCGCCTTGACTATAGTTTCCCATCTTCCAAGGACATTGTTGTCCTTGTCTCGTTTTTCCACGCACTTCCCATTCGTAGAAGTGGCTTTGTGTTTATGTTCGTCGCTTTTCAACATCACACCATAATACCCCTCGTTTGAACCTTCTCCGGTCCAAACCGTCGCCTTCAAAGTATACTCGCATGAATTCAAATAGTCTTTGAGTTCTTTCATATCGTCCTCGGAACAGGATTTTCCGATGCTCTTCTTCCATCGTTGATATTCACTTAGTAGCGTACTATTCAGCATTTTTCCATTCGGTGAGAATTTACAGACTTGGAACAAAAAGGTTTCTGCGTTATTGTCAACGAGCTTCTTCTTATAAATAATCTCCTTTAGTTTTACTCCGATATAACCGTAGACAATTTGATCGCGATTTTGGTTTGAAATCCTGGCGGGCTTGAATCGAGTATCCAGGTAATTTTTCAGAGCATGAAACGTTTCCTTCTTTGGCTTCATCTTCGACCAAATACGAAATTGCCCTTCCATATTGGTAGACGCCTCTTCGACGTCGGATCGGACAATACACATAGTGGCGATAAACTCGGCGAATTTTTGGGTTTGCTCGTCTTCCGGTAATAGCGCGTTTTGATAAACGGATTGCGATTCCGCAGCTACCACAGTGAGTGTGATATTCTGTTTATCGATTATTTCCTTTAGTTCCGCCAATTCGACGGCTTGTTTTGTCGTGAGGATCTTGGCGCGCTCTAGATCCACGCGGAGTGCGAGGTTTTCGGTTTCTAATTCCTCGTTTTGTTTCATAAGTCGATTATAATTATCGACGCAATAGGTCTTTGAATGAATAATATCCTTGATACATTTGGCTAGCTTTTCGATAGTGAAACCGGTGGCGTCATAGGCTATGATCTCGGTTTTCGTTTTGCCATTTACCTGAATTTCTCGAATATGTCTCTTGATTTTCGGATGCGCTTTGATGAGATTCTCGATTTCGACCTTGTTTTGAACTCTGAACGCGTGCATTAGAATGAAGTTATCGTATTTCTTATGATGATCGCGGATTCTTGTTGCCAGGTCGTTGGAGTAACCGAATTTAATGAGCTTTTCGTTGGCTTCGTTTGTATTGTCTATGGTTCCGAAATAAACGCACTCCGTGTTTAATGGGAATTGTGCGACGATGCTTTGTTGAACGGCTTTCTGTTTTTCTTTCATTAACGTCAACTTTTCGTTGTCTGTGGATTCCTTAATTTGCATGATAATATTCTCCTTTTGTTCCAACTGAAGGCGAAGCTCGTCCGTTTCTTCTTCTACGATCTGATGTAACATTTCTTCCAGTTTCATGTAATACTCGTGAATTTCAGAAGCCTTTTTCGTTTGAGCCTTTAAACATAAGGATTTGAAACATTTGATTGTTAACATAAAGGTCTGTTTATTATGACCACCCCATTTTTCTTCTTTTGAATCAGATACTAATGTGTTCGATAAACGCGTTTCATCTTCAGAACCTTCTTTATGTGTAACGACGGCACCCTTTTTGTAGTCTATATCCAAATTAAAATGCTTTTCTAACAATGCTATAGATTTTACCTTCTGATTAAATCCGAGCCATTTCCAAACGTCATCCAAATCAACTACAAAATCATTGTTTTTATCATAGTTTAAATAGCAATAAAAACTGCTGACAAATAACTGTTGTTCAAAATTGCCGAAGGATTCCTTGATTTTTACCAATAACTTATTGTTGTAAGCAGACGTGAGGCGCGAGATGGGGTTCTTTTCAATAAGATCGACGATGTTAAGATCGGTCATCTTATTATAACATTTATTCGATTATTTTCTTTAAGTTCTTTCTTACTTAATTGATAAATTTTAAAGTAAGATTTTTAAAAGCAAGATTTATAAATTTGTTAATTTTAATCGTTCTGGAACAATTATCAAAAATCTTGCTTCACCCAAATGTGAAGCAAGATTTGCTGCTAATATGCTAACCTAAATTTTAACGTAGGATATTTTATAAAAACCGCTTTCGTAAATGTAAAGCGGTTTAATCTTGCTTTCCCGAGCGGGAAAGTAAGATTTATTACCATTATGCTAACATGATTTCTGATCAATAATCACCATCGAGTCCCGTGGTAACAAAAACTACCATTTACCGCCCGTGGTTTTTTTCACGTTGATAGATGGTGCGCTTTTTTTCTTCGCCTTGCTCGGATCGTATTCCTCCTCATCGTCGGAACCCATACCTTTGGAAATATCCCAGAATTCTTTAGAGCCCAACTTGAAATCAGGTCGCGGTTCTGCCTTATACCAGAATATCTGATCGTTCAGTTTATTCGATTTCGCGTTGTTATTTATGACCAGACATTCGAAATTTTCGGTAGTTTGATCCATGACAGAGCAAAATGACTCAAGAGTTGGGAACATGGACGCATAGTTCTCCCAGATGCGTTTGCGATTGGCGAAGTATGGCTCGCGAAGAATAAAAACATAATCGATGTTAGTGCGTAGATTGGGTGGGATACCTAAGGGATATTGCATTGTGATGATCAGCATGACCTTCCAATGACGTCCGTTCATAAATAAAAGTCGCATCATCTTATCACGCGCCCAGGTGTTATCATACAAGCAATCATCTAAAATCACGAAAGTCCTGGGATCGATGGTAGTGCGACGATATTGCTCCATCTCTTTATTCATCTGCTTCAAGACAGCACGCTGTCTTCGCAAAACATTCTCGATCAACACCGTATTGTATTCTTCGTGAATAAATAGCTTCGGAACATGACTCGCGTAGAAGCCGTTACCAGCTTCAGTTCCCGAAATCACAGTGCCAATAGGAATATCTTGGTGATGATATAACAAATCTCTTACTAAATAAGACTTACCAGTGTCACGGCGTCCTATCATAACAATTACAGGTCCCTTGTTTTCGTCGGGACGAAAGGTAATCCAGCGCATATCGAATTTCTTCAGCTCCAAAGACATTTAGAATAATATACGATAATAAAGTCATACAGTGAACGTGTTTCGTAAAAACCCGGTGTTTTTATTCTTGAATACCTTATATTTAGGATATGACAGATAAGCCTATGAAAATAAATTATTATAAATATAATCGACCTGGAACATCGGATAACAACGAAAAACCCCGGTTTATTGATTTAGACGATCTTGGAACTCCTTATAAAAACGACAGCAGAAATCCATTTTCGATCCGCAATTTACAGCTATATAATCCTATTTACTCCCAGTTTTTCGAAATGACCGAAAAAAACGCCGACTTTATTGGTCTAAATCATGTTTATCATATGCGCAATATGAACCTTATCTATGATATTCGAAACAATAATATCTTGGAAAAACCGGTCTTTATCAAGTTCTCTCCTCTCTTGGATCCCATTCGGTATATGATTGGCAAATACGACGTCACCGATCCACGCATTCGCACCATGCCTTCCATAAATAGCACAGAAGAAACAGTTCATTCCAAGATTTTGTCACACCAAAATTCATCCTATATCGACTGTTTTTTCAGTTATTTAACGAGTGGGCTACTTCATAACCATGGGTTTTTGAATGGAGTCGATTTCTACGGTTCCTATTTAGGCGTCCAAGATAGTTTCCGCGCTTGTTTAACCGACGACGTTGATTATTTACGCGAATCTGAATTCTTCAATAAAAACGTAGGAGTATTATTTTCTGTAGAAGACGAAGGATCGAGGCATGGTTCCGAAATATATGGGATCACAGGCTCTCGTGGAAATAAAAACCGGTTGAATTTTCGTGAAACACCTCATAATAACAGTGAATTGTCCTTTACCGTCTTGGATATAGACGAAAATGCTGCACCCAACTCCGGCGACTTGACTGAAGTAGAAGAGCTCGTATATGAAAAACAATCAAATAAATCATCTAGGTCATCATCAAATAGTTCAAATGATAGCCAACTTAATTATAGCTCTGACGATGAAGATAAGAGATCAGAAGAAGAATCAGACGATGACGACGAATCGTGGGAAACAGATAGTGATAACCAAAAAAGTGATGGCACAAGTTCATATGAGGAATCCGAAGAAGATGAAATATATGGATATATCAAAGACTTTCCCGTCCAACTCATATGTTTGGAAAAATGCGAAGGAACTTTGGATGAACTATTCGTAAAGCACGAGATCGACGAACAATCCGCGGCGGCGGCGCTTTTCCAAGTCGTTATGACGCTTTTGACGTTACAAAAAGCATTTCGTTTCACACATAATGATCTACATACGAATAATATCATGTACGTGAATACACCATTGGATTATCTAACCTATAAATTTAATGGAAACGTATACAAGGTCCCTACCTACGGAAAGATATTCAAACTCATCGATTTCGGACGCGCAATATATCGGTTTCAAGATAAAATATTTTGTAGCGATAGTTTTGCGCCGGGCGGAGATGCGGCGACGCAATATAACTGCGAGCCGTTCTTAAATAAGAACAATCCTCGCCTAGAACCCAATATGAGTTTTGATTTGTGTCGCCTTGGATCGTCCATTTTCGATTTTTTAATGGACGAATGTACGCCTGTTTCCAAGATGGATGACCTACAAAAAACTATCCATAGATGGTGTTCCGACGATAACGGAAAGAACGTCCTTTATAAGAAGAACGGCGAAGAACGCTATCCAAATTTCAAATTATATAAAATGATCGCACGCACGGTTCATGCGCATACCCCAGAAGCTCAACTCGAATTCCCTTTTTTCTCGCAGTTTTTATCGGACAATAATGAGGATATCAATATTGATATTGACTCGATTCCATGTTACGCGACGAAAATTTAGTTTTATTCTTAGAAGTTTCAAAGAATAAAATTACACCCTTCTAAAATGCAGGCACATCCGTGAAAATCTCAGTAGCTACGGGATTCAATGCCTTGGTTTCAGTGACTGCGTTGAAAAAATCGATCAGTGTTCCTTGGAAATGGAAGAATCCGAAAGCTCCGGTAATTGAACATACCAATACGACTAAAGCATCTCGCACAATTTCTTTAAGGGGTTTGACCTCCTGACCAAGAAAACGTTGTTCTACGTATTTAGTAGCACAAAAAAGGACCGTAATAATAACTGCTAGAACAAATGTCTTATCCATATACAAAATAATAAAACAATTTCTTATTATTTTGGACGCGCCTAGTGCAACTCTTCAAATTCCAAGAGGGGCGCACTATCTACTATAGAACTCGCCGGTTTCACCGGGTCTAAATCCAAGATATCTAAAGATGAAAGATCCAAGGCATCCGTATGAATCTTAATCCGATCTTCATCCTCCTCGGCTTCTTCTTCTAGTTTACGTTGAATCGCGCGAGACGTGCTAATTTCCTCAAGGCGTTCAATCGTCTTGGGTGCAACTACGGCTTCCACATCGTCAGATCCATTCAATACGCTATCCACGTCATTGAATGTGAGACGCGTAACAGCAGGTTCTTCATCCACGTTTTTCACAGAAGGAACTACAGGTGCAGGCTCTTCTTCCTCGGATTTCTTGACCTCCTCCGACGGCGACTCTGTTTGAGATGCGTCGTCCAAGACTGGCCCTTTGACATTTTCAATAAACACCTCCTCCTCTTGTTCCACACTCTCATCCATATAAGCACGAATAATAGACTCTGTCGGAATAGACTCTCGGATCGTAGTCAAAATACATTCTTGGATAATATTATCAAGTTCGCGGTTATTTTTCTGGATTTGCAAAGGACTCACGTTCTTCTCAAACAAGTATACATTCATATATACCTTTCGGGCAACGTGGATATAAACCTTATGAACAAAATGGTCGAGCTTGGGAATCGAAATGTCGATTTTTTTCTGTTTGCTTCCCACGCGAATACAGGTCAATACCTTAAGTTGAATAATATGAACACAGGTGATCAAATCCTCTAAATAATTACAGCCGCTTCGTTCAATGATTCTCTTTCGTTCCTCTTCAACAATCACAGAATTCCACTTGGGAACTCGCGACAACAGGTTCTGAAACGTCATCAAGTATTTCCCGACTTCGTCCGTTTCCACGCACATCTTCCATGCTTCGTTAAATATAGATCTAAGACCTTCTGAAACTAACGGCGAGAATATACTAACTAAGCGCGCGCACCATTCGTTGCGCGATTCGTGTAAATTCGAAATCACGAAATCGTCCATTTATATTATATTATCCAAACATTGCTTAAATGGGTTTTAAACGAGTATTTTTATATACCAAATATATATGATGAATGCTACAAAAACTAAAATAACAGGCGAAATGAGTTTAGGAAATCACCAATTTACTTATGAAGTGTATTTTCTGCCTATTCCCGAAAATCATCCAGAAAAACAAAATATTGAACACGACCTTATTCGAAGACTTGGATCCAGAATTAAAAATGGATCCGCTTGCCTAGGAATGGACGAAACCGTGGCGAGGAATAATATCGCAAATAATCTATACGCATCAGTGGGTTTCGTTAAAAACAAAAACCACGACGATGAAGCGTCAGCCACATTACAATATTTTGACTGGTGCACCAACGGAAAACCCGACGCAGAAAAACGCGGAAAACAAATATGGATATGCGATTTATGTAGAATCACAAATGGCATAAAACCCGACCAAAGCCCCGTTAAAGTATTATTTTCGGTATTTGAAAAAGTCGTTATAGAAACATTACGTCTTAAATTAAAGCATGTCTATTTAATGGTGAAAAACGACATGCTTACCCCTGCAATATCGAAAGAAGCATCCATTTTAGTGAATATATATAAAAAATACGGGTTTTCGGTCGTTGCTCCCTCGGAATGTTACGTTAAAGACATATATATCATTATGCGTAAACCAATATCTTTCCGTTCAAAACGAAAACAAAAAACAAAAAGAAAAATCGCGGACGGAAAAAAACGCACAATTCGCACTAGGGTGTAAAATACAAAAAATCCAATAAATAAAGCATCAATAATTTCTCGCATCGATATTCGGATTTTATCTTGTGGAATTTCATGACAACCTCGACCCGTTTCAATGTCGACCATTCATGAGCCGACGTTTTGACCCAATCAATCAAGTCTAAGCACGAAATCCCGGCTTCATATGCATTAGATGTGATATCTATAAGTTCTTCATGTGTTTCGGGCGTCTTGGAAATGGCGGCATCAAACCAGTCAGCTTTAGACAATTGCGGACCGTATTTCTGCTGTAAATGGTATTGGTGTAGATTCTGCACAATTCCGTCGCTATTAATATACTCCGGGACGTAGATCTCACAGAATCGCGACAAAATCGGATTCAATAATTTATGTTTGTTTTCGACGACGATAAAAAATCGCGTATTATAACTGAAAAGTTCAATGCATCTACGCAGTGCGGACTGGGCATCGATGGTCAAACTATCTGCGTTGAATAGAACAATGGTTTTGAACATGACTCCGTTAATACTTTGGACGCCTTGGATATTGGTTTTAGCAAAAAATTTGAGTTCGTCGCGGATGAATTTAATACCCTTTCCATGAGCGCAATTGATGAAC